ATATTAAAGATCGTGTGGCGCTGCCGGCGGTGTTTCTGGAGATGGCCGAGATTGAACCGGGCGTCGATATCGGCACCGGGGAAACGACCTTGGTGTGCAGGTTCGAGGCACGCATCGTCGTCGATCCGATCAAGGCGCACCATCATCAGCAGGCTGTGCAACTGGCCACCCAGCTCGCGGTGATTTTGCGGGCGCAGACCTGGGGACTTGAGGTTGAACCGGCGGTGTTCATTCAGGCCGGGCAGGATTGGACCCGGCCCGAACTGGATGGCTACACCGTCTGGTTGGTGGAGTGGCATCAGCAGATTTACCTCGGTGCACAACAATGGCCATGGCCGGATGAGCAACCGGGTTCGCTGTGGTTCGGTTTCAACCACGACCCGAAAGAGGCGTTCTTTCCAGCGGATGACGTGCCATGAGCTACGCCCTTGCCCAGCATGACCGCATGATCGCGGGGGTGGTCAAGGATTGTTATGTGGTGGCGGTGGACCTGACTGCCTCGCCGCCGGTATGCCGCGTATCGGATGGCGAGTGGGTCAGCGCCTGGGTGCGCTGGCACAGCATTGCGGCCGGCAAGGCCCGGCACTGGCGCGCGCCCAGCCTGGGCGAGCAGGGCAAGTTGGTCAGTGCCAGCGGTGATGTGTCGCAAGGCACCTTTGTCCCGGGGCTGTACGGCACCGCCGGCGCGCCGCCGGACAACCGCGATCATGTAGAGGTCTGGCGTTTCGATGATGGCGGTTCGCTGATCTACGACTGGGCGGCCAATAGTTACACCATCACTTTGCCCAGCGGGACGGTGACGACCAAAGTCGCCAGTACCGAAGTCGTCGTTACGGATAATGCGGTTAACGTCACGGCGGGGAATATCACCCTGAAGGCGGCGGTGCGGATCGAAGGCGCGTTACACGTCACGAGCGGCATTACCAGTGCTGGCGCGATCATCGACGCCACCGGCAACAGCAACCACCACACACACTGAGGTCAACATGATCGACGAGCTGATTTCGGAAAAGCCGGAGTTTGACGTTGAGACAATCGTGAAGCTTTTGAAAGGTCAGATTGCCCAACATTACGACGCGTATCGAATGCGTAGTCGCTGGCCAATCATCTTGCGCGAGGCTAATCCGGAAGACGTTGCCGAAGCGCTGGTTCGGGTGTTGAGTCATGGCCAGTACGTGCCGCGCGAACAGGGCTCGATAGTGACCAACATTACCATCACTTGTAGCGGTAGCGATCCGGTAGCGATTGCAGATGCGGTGGCAAAGACTGTCACGACCAGGTGCTCGTAGTTTTCAACCCTCTATTTCTATCAGCCCGCCCAGCGCGGGTTTTTTCACATCTGGAGCATGCTTTATGAGTAAGTCTAGAGCTGATGGTGCCTCCGCAGAGGTCGCTGAAGCCATTGCAGTGCCAGGATTGAAACCAGCACCGTTGGGTTTTCCTGCTACTGCTTTCGCAGTTGAGCCCATCGGTCCCCCACGCGTTTTTCGCGACAAGCTTTTCACCTCGCGCACCTTGATTCTGCCCGACGGCGCCACGTTGCCGGTAGTGGCCGGGCGCGTCGTTGCTTGTGGTGATGACCAATATGCCTTTTTGAAAGCGCATCCAGATCTGGAGCAATTACCGGAGTAACCAAAATGATCGGAATGGATCGCCACACCGGCCAGCCCATTTCCGGCATCGAGCATTTGCGGCAATCCATCGGCGACATTCTGGGCACGCCACTGGGCAGCCGGCGGCATCGGCCAGAGTACGGCAGCTCGCTCCCGCGCTTTGTCGACCTGCCCGTTAACGAGGGCTGGAAAAGCTCCGTGCAGGCGGAAGCCGCCAGGGCCTTGGGTCGCTGGGAGCCGCGTTTGAAGCTGGACCAGGTGCGGGTCATTTCGGTGATCGGCGGGCAAATCAATCTGAAAATCGCCGGCAAGTATCAAGGCGACGGCGTGCTGTTGGAGGTGGGCGTATGAGCATCGTTGATCTGTCGTCGCTTCCCGCGCCGAGCGTGCTGGAGCCGTTGGATTTCGAAGCGGTGTATGAGGAAGGCTTGGGGGTCTTTCGCGGCTATATGGGGGATAACTGGAGCGCTGCGCTGGAAAGCGATCCGGTGACCAAGGTGCTGGAGGTCGGGGCCTATATCAAGGTCGGTAACCGCGCCCGGGTCAACGACGCCGGCAAGGCGCTGTTACTGGCACACGCCATCCGCGATGACCTCGATCACTTGGGGGCCAACGTCAATCTCAAGCGCCTGGTGATTCAGGCCGCGGATCTGTTGGCGGTGCCTCCGGTACCGGAGGTCAGGGAAGACGACGATCCGTTCCGTGAGCGCATTCAGTTGGCCTACGAAGGGCTGACCACCGCTGGCCCGCGTGCAAGCTATATCCTGCACGCGCGCAATGCGTCGGGCCTGGTCGCGGATGCCACGGCGGAAAGCCCGGCACCGTGCAACGTTACGGTCACGGTGCTGAGTTCCGAGGGCAAAGGCGTGGCCAGTCCTGAGCTGCTGGCCACGGTCAAGGCGGCGCTGAATGACGAGGACGTCAGGCCGGTGGGTGATCGGCTGACCGTGCAAAGCGCGCAGATTATCGACTACCGCATCAATGCCATTTTGCACATGAGTAGTGTCGGGCCTGAGGCGGATGCCAGCCTGGCCGAGGCCAAAAGCCGCATTAACGCCTGGATCAATCCACGCAAGCGGCTCGGGGTCGAAGTGGCGCGTTCGGCGGTGGATGCGCAACTGCATATCGCCGGCGTGTCTCGGGTTGAGCTGGTCGGTTGGGTGGACCTGGCCCCGACCAAGGCACAGGCGGCGTTCTGCACCGAAGTCACCGTGAATCTGGCGGGCTGACATGAATAGCCTACTGCCGAGCAATAGCACGCAACTGGAGCGCGCCCTGGAAGCGGCGTTCTATGAAAAAACCATTGTTCCGCTACGCACGCTCTACAACGCCGACACCTGCCCAGTGCATTTACTGCCGCACCTGGCGTGGGCCTGGTCGGTCGATCGCTGGGATTACCGGTGGAGCGAGGCGACCAAGCGCGCTGCGATCAAGGCGTCGTATTACATCCATGCCCACAAGGGCACCATCGGCGCCTTGCGCCGGGTGGTCGAACCCCTGGGCTATCTGATCGAGATTATAGAGTGGTTCAACACGGTGCCGGAGGGGGTGCCGGGCACCTTCGCGCTCAAGGTTGGCGTGCTGGACACCGGGATCACTGAGGAAATGTATCAGGAGCTGGAGCGCCTGATCGACGATGCCAAGCCGGTGACCCGGCATCTGACGGGCTTGGCGATCAGCCTCGAAAGCCAAGGCGTTTTGAACGTCGCGGTCAGCGTTTACGAAGGCGACGAAATCGACGTTTACCCACCGGTTGCGCGTGACATCGAGGTCAGCGGCACCCTCGGCGTAGTTGGCCGCGAACACTCCATAGACACCCTGGACGTTTATTATGATTGATTCGAATTCGCAGTTTTTCGCCACCCTCACGAATGTGGGGATGGCCAAGCAGGCAAACGCCGACGCGCTCGGCGTTGCTTGGACGTTTGCCCAAATGGGCGTGGGCGATGCCAACGAAACCGACCCGATCCCTAGTGCGGCGCAGACCCAACTGATCAATGAGCGCCGCCGCCGGCCGCTGAATCAGGTACGGGTCGACCCGGTCAATCCGGCGGTGATCATCGCCGAGCAGATTATCCCGGCCGATGAGGGGGGGTGGTGGATTCGCGAAATTGGCCTCTATGATGCGGACGGCGATCTGGTCGCGGTGGCCAACTGCGCGCCGAGCTACAAGCCGGTGCTGTCGCAAGGCTCGGGCCGCACGCAGGTGGTGCGGATGAACTTCATCGTGGCCAGCACCGGCAACATCACGCTAAAGATTGACCCGGCGGTGGTGTTGGCAACCCGTGAATACGTTGATACGCGGATCATCGAAGAGCTGAACAAGCTCGACAGCAAGCAATCGGTGCGCGTGGCCACCACGGCCAACATCATGCTGGCCGGGCTTCAGACTGTCGACGGCGTGGCCTTGGCGACGGGTGATCGCGTACTGGTGAAAAACCAAGTCGTGGCCAAGGACAATGGCATTTGGCTGGTGGCGGCGCTGGCGTGGAAGCGCGCGGCGGATGCCGACAGCAACGCCGAAATCACCTCGGCGCTGTTGATGTCGGTCGAGCAGGGCACCACGCAAGCCGACACCCGTTGGCAGTTGGTCACCGATGGGGCGATTGTGGTCGGTACCACGGCGCTGACGTTCCAGAACGTGACGCAAGGCTTTGCGCCGATCAACTCGCCGGCCTTGGTCAACCCCACGGCGAACACGCCGGCGCAGTTCGACAGTTCGCTGTTGCTGATCAACGGGGCGTTTCTGAAGCGGCGCGGGGTGGAGTTCGGCGACTACACCAACTACTCGGCGTCTGCGGTGCTGACGTTCGCTGATGTTGGCAAGGTGGCGGCCTTTGCTTCTGCCACCAGCGGGGCAATGGTGGCCACGCTGCCCACTGGGGTGATCCCGCGCGGCGCCGTGGTTGAGGTTGTCTGCGGGCAGGGCACGGTCACGGTCATGGCTGGCGGTACCGACATCATCGACGCCGTGAACTACGTCGGAAACATCGCGATGGGGCTGGGCGACACCGCCCGGTTTATTCGCATTGGTACGCTGTGGCGGCTGATTGGTGGCTCGGTATCGCTCAAGTATGCCGGGGTTATGTTAGGTGCGAACTGGTTCACTCAGCCACAGTTCACCGGCGACAAGTCCTTGGCCACTTGCGAGTTCGTAATGCGTGAAAAAGGTGGCTACAGCGGTTTTACCGCGTTAGCTGCCTCTCGCTCTGTCACGGCGGCGGATGCCGGAAAGCTTTTGTGGGTTTCGACTCCTGGTATGACGCTCACGCTCCCGACGCCAGTGGGCCTAGGGTTTCCGCAAGGAATCTCGATTACAGTTTTCGCGACGACTGTCCCTATGACGATTGTGACAGGCGCTGGCGCAACGCTTAACAACGCAGTCGGGACCGTTAGTTCTATCGTGCTTCTTCCGGGGCAAAGCCTGACGCTGGTGGCGATCGGCACCAATGGTTGGCAGCTTGTATCGTCGACAAGTGGTCTAGGGACTAACGCCGATTTCGCCGCATTGCTGGCCTCTTCTGGATGGAAGAACAGCCCTGCTGGGGATGTTGAGCAATGGGGCATTCTTCCCGCAATTGCGGCTAACAGCTCAGTATTGATTACCTTCCCGAAGGCTTTTCCAGCCAACGTGTTTGCCGTCGCCCCATCACCTGGTGCAACCGGTGCGGCGTCGCCAGGTGTCGGCTACCAAAACGTGTCGCTTACGCAAGTGCGGTTCTGGAATCTGTCAGCCAGCGCTGCGACTTTGCAGGGCTCATGGCGAGCATTCGGTAACTAAGGGGATTCTTATGTTTGCTTCAAAATCAACTCGCGGGTTTTACGAGCCAGACCGCCAGTCGCCCATTCCAGAGGATGCGGTGGAAATTCCGGATGAGCTACATGCTGAGCTGCTGGCCGGCGAGGTGCTAGGGCTGGTTATCAACTTTGACAATGTCGGTTATCCGTTTTTGGCCGACCCGCCGCCGCCATCGCCGGAAGAACAGGCCGCTACCGAGCGCGCCTGGCGCGATGCGCTGCTGTCGGCGACCGATGGTGTCGTTACCCGGCACCGTGACGAGGGCGAGGAAGGGCTAGCGACCACCCTCACGGCCGAGCGGTACAGCGAGCTATTGACGTATCGCCGGCAATTGCGCGAATGGCCGCAAGGCGCCGAGTTTCCCCTGGTGGATCATCGCCCGATCGCGCCGCCCTGGCTGGCCGAGCAAACCCAATAAACGCCCCGCACTGACGGGGCGTTTTCTTTTCCGTTACGCGTAACACGATCACCCCTCACAGCCTCGCTCATGCGGGGCTTTTTCGTTACTGGAGACTGACATATGAGCTTTTTTCACGGCGTCACGACCGCGCTGATCGAGACGGGGGCGCGCACTATCTCGCTGCCGTCGTCCTCGATCATCGGCCTGTGCGACACCTTCACCCCGGGCATTCTCGGCGGCGGTACAGCCAAGGCTGGCGATCTGGTATTGCTCACGTCTGAGCGCGAAGCCATTGCCGCGTTCGGTGCTGGCTCGGCGATCGCCAAGGCGGCAGCGGCCATCTACGTGCGCGCCAAGGCGGTGATCGTCGCGGTGGGTGTGCCCAAGCTCGAAGACGAAGCGCTGCAAACGTCGGCCATCATCGGTGGTGTGTTGGCCTCCGGCCAGCGGACCGGTTTGCAGGCGCTGCTCGACGGCAAGAGCGTGCACAACGCCCAGCCCAAGTTGCTGATTGCTCCGGGGCATTCCGCCACCCAGGCGGTGGCGACCGCCATGGATGCCTTGGCCGGCAAGCTGCGTGCGATCGCTATCGTGGATGGCCCGAACACCACCGACGAAGCGGCGATGGAATATGCCGAGAACTTCGGCAGCAAGCGCATTTACATGGTCGATCCGGGTGTGCAGTTCTGGGACACGATCGAGAGTGCGACAGTCGATGCGCC